ATGCTCAGAAACATTTCATCCTGTTTATTTCCACATATCAGCACAATTACATCCCCCAACCATTATTTGTCCGAATGGGATGATTGGGAGAAACAGGGGTTACCGGAAGAACAGCGTACTGAGGCGGTAAGAAGACTTCGTGCATGTCTTACCTCTAAGGGGCATAAACTGGACCTGCGAGCCTTGGCGCTTTCCTCGCTACCTGTACTCCCTGCTTGCATTAAAAAGCTTGATGTGAGCTGTAATAAATTAACCATCCTTACTGATTTACCTGAAAATATTAAAGAACTTATTGCAAGAGATAATTTCTTAACACATATATCTGCATTACCACATTATCTAATAACTTTGGATGTGTCCGAAAATCAATTAGAGAATCTGCCGTTATTACCAGACACCATCAAATCACTAAGCGCAGAGTATAATAGGTTATCCACACTGCCTTCATTACCCTTGAATTTAAAAAAACTTGAGGTTAGGAACAACGAACTGCAAACTCTTCCATCTCTGCCTTCTAATCTTAAGATACTTAAGGTTGCGCACAACCATCTTACTGAACTGCCCCCTTTACCTAGGAGACTGCAACTTCTTTTTGCATATAGCAATAGATTAAGCAACTTACCAAACATCCAAGAAAATATTATCATGAGAAGATTTTTTTATTTTGAAAACAACCAAATAACTACAATCCCGACAAATCTTTTTCGTTTAGATCCTCATATAACTATTGAGATTGCAAATAACCCCTTATCAGATCAAACTCTGCTATTCTTAATACAGCAAACTTCGGTTCCAAATTTTAACGGGCCTCAGTTTCGTATTTCCCTGTCAGACCAAAACAGACTGTTTTTACGCCAGATGTTGCCGCAAAATTTACATTCGCGCCATATCAGAGTCATCACTGAAGGGGGGCAGAACTTTCAGATCCCCCCTCTTCCCGAAACTGTGGCAGCCTGGTTTCCTGAAGCAGATCGTCGGGAGGTTTCTACACAATGGACTTCTTTTTCCACCGAGGAGAATTCCCGGGCATTCTCCGCGTTCCTTGACCGCCTTTCCGATACCGTCTCTGCACGCAATACCTCCGGATTCCGTGAACAGGTCGCTGCATGGCTGGAAAAACTCAGTGCCTCTGCGGAGCTTCGACAGCAGTCTTTCGCTGTTGCTGCTGATGCCACTGAGAGCTGTGAGGACCGTGTCGCGCTCACATGGAACAATCTCCGGAAAACCCTCCTGGTCCATCAGGCATCTGAAGGCCTTTTCGATAATGATACCGGCGCTCTGCTCTCCCTGGGCAGGGAAATGTTCCGCCTCGAAATTCTGGAGGACATTGCCCGGGATAAAGTCAGAACTCTCCATTTTGTGGATGAGATAGAAGTCTACCTGGCCTTCCAGACCATGCTCGCAGAGAAACTTCAGCTCTCCACTGCCGTGAAGGAAATGCGTTTCTATGGCGTGTCGGGAGTGACAGCAAATGACCTCCGCACTGCCGAAGCCATGGTCAGAAGCCGTGAAGAGAATGAATTTACGGACTGGTTCTCCCTCTGGGGACCATGGCATGCTGTACTGAAGCGTACGGAAGCTGACCGCTGGGCGCAGGCAGAAGAGCAGAAGTATGAGATGCTGGAGAATGAGTACCCTCAGAGGGTGGCTGACCGGCTGAAAGCATCCGGTCTGAGCGATGATGCGGATGCGGAGAGGGAAGCAGGAGCACAGGTGATGCGTGAGACTGAACAGCAGATTTACCGTCAGCTGACTGACGAGGTACTGGCCCTGCGATTGTCTGAAAACGGCTCACAACTGCACCATTCATAATCACATCGCATAAACCACAGACCGGACTGACTCCGGAAAAACAGAGGCCCGCCCCCGGGCCTCCCCGGATTCATCCGTTTCCCTGTTCAGCCTGACAGCACGCCCCGGCGGCCGGATGACAGACTCCGCTTCGGTAAGCAAAGCGGTCTTCTGTGATTCCGCCAGTTGCGGCTTATTCATTACTCAACGTCAAACGCCCGAATTGAAGCCAAATCATCCAGACCGCTCAGCTCCTCTTTCATTTCACGCTGACGGCGATAAATCTCATCGTTGCGATCGACCTGCGCCTGCACCATTGCTGCCGCCAGTTCTTCCAGTTCCGGCATCGACAGTTTCACCTGCTGATTATCGGCATCACCCCACGTCATCACGTCCCGTACAATGTCGGATTTCGCAGCCATTACCACCGGATAAAGGCGGCCCAGTGAGTTGGGGCCAGCATTCCAGATACGACCGTTCCATTCAAACGTGAACGGCTTCGCCTCCTGTTCTGTGCGCCATGCTTCAATTTCCTGACGTCTGGCCTCTCTGGCCGCTTCCAGCATTTCTGGTGTCACAGTGAATGGGGCTATCTCACCCCATTTGCCACTTTGCAGTTCCTGCCAGATTCGCTGACCCGTCGGTGCGACATCATCAGCGGTGGCTGTGTAGGGGACTGCCTGGTCCCTGTCGTCAAAAAAAACGTCACAGTCTACTGCGCCACTTTCGGTATAACGGGGATTAATGATTTTTTTAATTTCCACGGTGCATTCCTCACGATGTGCGAATAAAAAGCCCGGGCATTGCGCCAGAGACATGTGAGGTAGCCTGAGTTTAACGGACACTCCTTCCTGAAATAGAATGGCATCAGAAGGAGCTAATAATGAGCAGAAAAACCCAACGTTACTCTAAAGAGTTCAAAGCCGAAGCTGTCAGAACGGTTCTTGAAAATCAACTTTCGATCAGTGAAGGCGCTTCCCGATTATCTCTTCCTGAAGGCACTTTAGGACAATGGGTTACCGCCGCCAGAAAAGGGCTCGGTACTCCTGGTTCCCGCACGGTGGCTGAACTGGAATCTGAAATTCTGCAACTGCGTAAGGCGTTAAATGAAGCTCGCCTTGAGCGCGATATATTAAAAAAAGCAACAGCGTATTTTGCACAGGAGTCGCTGAAAAATACGCGTTAATCGAACAATGGCGACAACAATTTCCCATTGAAGCGATGTGTCAGGTATTTGGTGTATCCAGGAGCGGTTATTACAACTGGGTACAGCATGAACCCTCAGACAGAAAACAAAGTGATGAGCGGCTAAAACTGGAGATTAAGGTGGCACATATCCGCACTCGCGAAACATATGGAACCCGGCGGCTCCAGACGGAGCTGGCAGAGAATGGCATCATCGTTGGTCGTGACCGACTGGCACGTCTTCGTAAGGAGCTGAGGCTACGCTGTAAGCAGAAACGCAAGTTCAGAGCGACTACGAACCCGAACCACAATCTGCCAGTTGTGCCAAATCTGCTGAACCAGACGTTCGCTCCTACAGCACCAAATCAGGTCTGGGTGGCGGACCTGACGTATGTTGCCACACAGGAGGGATGGTTGTACCTCGCTGGCATCAAAGATGTTTATACGTGCGAAATTGTCGGCTACGCCATGGGAGAGCGCATGACAAAAGAGCTGACAGGTAAAGCCCTGTTTATGGCGCTCAGGAGCCAGCGCCCACCTGCCGGGCTAATCCACCACTCTGATCGAGGTTCACAGTACTGCGCATACGATTACCGGGTCATACAGGAGCAGTCTGGTCTGAAAACATCAATGTCGCGTAAAGGTAACTGTTACGACAACGCTCCGATGGAAAGCTTCTGGGGAACGCTGAAAAATGAGAGCCTGAGCCACTATCGTTTTAATAACCGGGATGAAGCCATCTCAGTAATACGGGAATACATTGAGATTTTCTACAATCGTCAGCGTCGTCACTCTCGTCTGGGGAATATCTCCCCGGCAGCCTTCAGGGAAAAATATCATCAGATGACTGCTTAAAAAAGAACAAATGGTAGTGTCCGCTATTGCCAGTACACCTCATATTGGCTACGTAATTAAAACAGAAAATAAAGAAACCCCATTCACTGTAGTTGATATCGACGGTCTATCAGGAAACTTTAAAACTCTTGTTGAAGGTGCCACAAAAATGTGCCTAGTTTACATCGGAAATAATCTGCCCGCAGAAAAAAAGCCGAATTTCTGGCAAATCTGATTGCAATGAAATTAAAAGGTGAAATCTGAAAAAAAGAAAGCCTGCACAGTGTGCAGGCCTGAGTGAAGAACCTGGGACATTTATTCATCACTCGCAGTAATTTTAATCTGAGTTGAGGTTAAAAAACAATGAGCACAAAACCACTCTTCCTGTTACGGAAAGCGAAAAAATCATCCGGTGAACCTGACGTCGTCCTGTGGGCAAGCGACGATTTTGAATCGACCAGCACCACTCTGGACTATCTGCTCGTTAAGTCAGGTAAAAAACTGAGCAACTATTTTAAAGCTGTTGCCACAAATTTTCCTGTCGTTAATGACCTTCCCCTGAAGTGGTCAACAAAAACTGGCCACCGAGTTAGAGTTTTTCCAGTATCGATTTTCCGATTCGTTTGGGGGTAACCCACCGTTATATTCGTGCGGTCTTAGTGCACTGTAATATCCAACGATATAGTCCGTTATGGCGTGAGCTGCCTCGCTGAAGCTTACGTAACCCACCACCGGCATCCATTCGTTCTTCAGACTCCTGAAGAAGCGTTCCATTGGGCTGTTATCCCAGCAGTTTCCGCGCCGGCTCATACTCTGTCTGATCTGGTATCGCCACAATAACTGCCGGAACTGCCTGCTCGTATAATGACTGCCCTGATCGCTGTGGAACATCACCCCGCCGGGCTTACCACGGGTTTCCCATGCCATTTCCAGCGCTTTCATGGTGAGCCTGCTGTCCGGCGAGAACGACATGGCCCAGCCCACTGGTTTTCTTGCGAACAGGTCGAGAACAACGGCGAGGTACGCCCAGCGCTTACCCGTCCAGATATAGGTCACATCACCGCACCACACCTGATTTGGCTCGGTCACGGCGAACTGCCTTTCAAGGTAGTTAGGGATAGCAACATGTTCATGACCACCACGTTTATACCGGTGAGTCGGCTGCTGACAGCTGACCAGCCCCAGCTCTTTCATGAGCCTGCCAGCAAGCCAGCGTCCCATCTGGTAGCCTCTCCGGGTTGCCATTGTGGCGATGCTTCTTGCTCCGGCCGAACCGTGGCTGATGCCATGTAGCTCAAGTACCTGACTGCGTAATACAGCCCGTCTGCCGTCTGGTTTTTCAGGACGGTTTTTCCAGTATCTGTAGCTGCTGCGATGAACCCCGAACACATGGCAGAGTGTGACCACAGGATAATGCGCTCTGAGTTTCCCGATTATCGAGAACTGTTCAGGGAGTCTGACATCAAGAGCGCGGTAGCCTTTTTTAATATTTCATTCTCCATTTCAATGCGTTGTAGCTTTTTCCTGAGCTCACGGATTTCAATTTGTTCCGGGGTAATGGGGGAGGCTTTTGGTGTTTTGCCCTGACGCTCATCACGCAGTTGTTTGACCCATCTTGTCATTGTGGAAAGGCCAACATCCATAGCTTTGGCGGCATCTGCCACCGTGTATTTCTGGTCAACAACCAGTTGAGCGGATTCGCGTTTCAACTCTGCGCTAAAATTTCTTTTTTTCATTGGAGCACCTGTGTTGTTCTGAGGTGAGCATATCACCTCTGTTCAGGTGGCCAAATTCAGTGTGCCACTTCACCCCTGAAGGTGAGATCGATTTTACCTGGAGTGAACGCTATCAACTCAGCAAAGACTCCATGACATGGGAACTAAAACCGGGAGCAGCGCCAGACGACGTTCACCACCAGGATAATGCTCAAGAAACCAAAGAACTGGCGGGAGGCCAGGAAGAAAACGCGCAGGCAGACGCCCACGAGGATTGCCAGGATTGCGAAGTCTCTGTAGCCACTTTGCGGTTCACACAGCGTCTTCTGCACATTTTTACGTATGCTGCCGGGGATCGGAAATACCTGCATCATGCCACCCGTGAACAACGCAAACACATTACTGCTCTTGAGATGGATCAGGAAAACAGCTATGTCCAGAATCTGCTGTTGGCCATACGCGGCATGGCAGAACCGACAACTCTGGATAATGCCGCCCTGCTCCGCCTGACTGATGCAATTAAGGCTGAGGTGTACTGGCAATAGCGGACACTACCATTTGTTCTTTTTTTAAGCAGCTATCTGATGATATTTTTCCCTGAAGGCTGCCGGGGAGATATTCCCCAGACGAGAGTGACGACGCTGACGATTGTAGAAAATCTCAATGTATTCCCGTATTACTGAGATGGCTTCATCCCGGTTATTAAAACGATAGTGGCTCAGGCTCTCATTTTTCAGCGTTCCCCAGAAGCTTTCCATCGGAGCGTTGTCGTAACAGTTACCTTTACGCGACATTGATGTTTTCAGACCAAACTGCTCCTGTATGACCCGGTAATCGTATGCGCAGTACTGTGAACCTCGATCAGAGTGGTGGATTAGCCCGGCAGGTGGGCGCTGGCTCCTGAGCGCCATAAACAGGGCTTTACCTGTCAGCTCTTTTGTCATGCGCTCTCCCATGGCGTAGCCGACAATTTCGCACGTATAAACATCTTTGATGCCAGCAACATACGTCAGGTCCGCCACCCAGACCTGATTTGGTGCTGTAGGAGCGAACGTCTGGTTCAGCAGATTTGGCGCAACTGGCAGATTGTGGTTCGGGTTCGTAGTCGCTCTGAACTTGCGTTTCTGCTTACAGCGTAGCCTCAGCTCCTTACGAAGACGTGCCAGTCGGTCACGACCAACGATGATGCCATTCTCTGCCAGCTCCGTCTGGAGCCGCCGGGTTCCATATGTTTCGCGAGTGCGGATATGTGCCACCTTAATCTCCAGTTTTAGCCGCTCATCACTTTGTTTTCTGTCTGAGGGTTCATGCTGTACCCAGTTGTAATAACCGCTCCTGGATACACCAAATACCTGACACATCGCTTCAATGGGAAATTGTTGTCGCCATTGTTCGATTAACGCGTATTTTTCAGCGACTCCTGTGCAAAATACGCTGTTGATTTTTTTAATATATCGCGCTCAAGGCGAGCTTCATTTAACGCCTTACGCAGTTGCAGAATTTCAGATTCCAGTTCAGCCACCGTGCGGGAACCAGGAGTACCGAGCCCTTTTCTGGCGGCGGTAACCCATTGTCCTAAAGTGCCTTCAGGAAGAGATAATCGGGAAGCGCCTTCACTGATCGAAAGTTGATTTTCAAGAACCGTTCTGACAGCTTCGGCTTTGAACTCTTTAGAGTAACGTTGGGTTTTTCTGCTCATTATTAGCTCCTTCTGATGCCATTCTATTTCAGGAAGGAGTGTCCGTTAAACTCAGGCTACCTCAATATGCTTTCCTTCCAGGTAAACCTCGTGAACAATGTTATCAGTAGTTGCAACAGTGGCTTCATAATTGGTGTTCATGTTTTTCTCCTTAATTAAGGTTGAGCGAATCCCTGCCATTGCTGGCATAAATTCAGTTTCGAATAGTCAGTTAATTAAAGTTCGTGTGCCATCTGGTCTTTTTCGGCGCAGATTTCACTACAATATTTGCGTTTCTTTTTCCTCATCATGGTTCCGTGCATGTAAATAAGTTCAGCAGTGTAAGCCTTATCAGGGCTTACTTGTCTGTCACACAGGCCATAAGCACAGGGAATTAAATCGGGATCACCTTTCTGCTGGAGGTTTTTTTTGATTATCCATAACAAATTTTTGATTCCGGTGTGTGTTATGGTCTGCTGAGGTGCAGAGGTAAAACAATAATCAAGCATAGGGTTCATATCCGTAGCTCCATTTTTATTTTAAAGAAAGTAATTGTTCCACAGTCATATTTTTAATTGCGCCCCGGTTAACAAGAGTCCATCCCTGTTTTTCCAGATAAAACCGGAAAGTCTCCAGGGTACAGACCAGTGCGCCATCAGGAACGGTTTCGGTGAATTCGACATTGCCGAATTTGTCGAAGTGAACAACCAGAGTGCGACCATCACCCGGAATCATCTTGTCAGCAGGTGGGGTGTTATTCTGGCGCAGTTCGGCCTCCATGCGGTCGAACTCAGCAATGTAGGCTTCCTTGAATGCGGCGGCTTTTTTGCCAGTGAAGCCCATCACCAGGAAAACGAAGCCGTTTTTGGTGATTTGGTACATTGGGCGTTTTTCGCCTTTGGCGTCGGTATAGGTGACGGGCTTAAAATTAAGCCGGTTAAACTCCGGCGAGCATTCGAGAGTTTCGATCTTCTGAATAACGTTTTTGTGCATTTTCCGGAAGAACTCCGCAACCGCAACAGACGTAGTGACAGCGCGACCATTTTCGATGGTTGCGTCAGGGTGAGAAAGGGTAAGGATAGTAGCCATGATGGCAGCCTCGATAGTCAGTTTAAATGACTCACCACCAGAGGTAGCAATCTCATGGGTGGTGAGACGCACAGGGTTGCTACAACCGGTGACTACCGAAACCGGCCAGCCTTGCGGCTGCCCTGCACGCCCCACCATAATCTGAATGTGGCTGTGCTTGACGCATAAAAAAACCGCCTGAGCGCGGTTATGCGCAGTAGTCATCGTCGGGGTAGCAATCCCGGCACCCGTTTTATGAGGTGCAGGTGCACTATAATTCCACCCGTTCTGGTTTTCAATAGCTACATTCAACATTTTCTCTTTCCTTTCATCACCGAAGTGAACTTTGTTGATGCGGTGCCTGGTGCCTCCAGGTGACGTTAACCAGTTAACAATTACAGTTGGCTTTCCCACCCAAACCAATAAGGACTAACATGACTTTTAACTGTGCCGCGTGCGCATAGCCGCATTCACCGCATCACAAAATTCACTTTAAAAAGGGCGGACATCAGCCAGCAATTAAACCGATGCCGCCAACTGGTACTTCACACAGCAATGTCGTTATTTACAACCGGAAGCGCACTCCCACCATTTAAATTTCACAGACAAGACCGACTCTTTATGGATACCGGAAATGCGCCTTCGTGTTGTGCCCGGTTTTATTTCACCACTTCCGGGCTTTGGTGGTATCTTTACTGAAGTTCTCACACAACCAGTAAGGAAATGAATATGCCAACGTATCTCGCCAGAGTAGAACTATATAATGCTGAGTAGACTGGCCCCCTGAATCTCCAGACAACCAGTATCACTTAAATAAGTGATAGTCTTAATACTAGTTTTTAGACTAGTCATTGGAGAACAGATGATTGATGTCTTAGGGCCGGAGAAACGCAGACGGCGTACCACACAGGAAAAGATCGCAATTGTTCAGCAGAGCTTTGAACCGGGGATGACGGTCTCCCTCGTTGCCCGGCAACATGGTGTAGCAGCCAGCCAGTTATTTCTCTGGCGTAAGCAATACCAGGAAGGAAGTCTTACTGCTGTGGCCGCCGGAGAACAGGTTGTTCCTGCCTCTGAACTTGCTGCCGCCATGAAGCAGATTAAAGAACTCCAGCGCCTGCTCGGCAAGAAAACGATGGAAAATGAACTCCTCAAAGAAGCCGTTGAATATGGACGGGCAAAAAAGTGGATAGCGCACGCGCCCTTATTGCCCGGGGATGGGGAGTAAGCTTAGTCAGCCGTTGTCTCCGGGTGTCGCGTGCGCAGTTGCACGTCATTCTCAGACGAACCGATGACTGGATGGATGGCCGCCGCAGTCGTCACACTGATGATACGGATGTGCTTCTCCGTATACACCATGTTATCGGAGAGCTGCCCACGTATGGTTATCGTCGGGTATGGGCGCTGCTTCGCAGACAGGCAGAACTTGATGGTATGCCTGCGATCAATGCCAAACGTGTTTACCGGCTCATGCGCCAGAATGCGCTGTTGCTTGAGCGAAAACCTGCTGTACCGCCATCGAAACGGGCACATACAGGCAGAGTGGCCGTGAAAGAAAGCAATCAGCGATGGTGCTCTGACGGGTTCGAGTTCTGCTGTGATAACGGAGAGAGACTGCGTGTCACGTTCGCGCTGGACTGCTGTGATCGTGAGGCACTGCACTGGGCGGTGACTACCGGCGGCTTCAACAGTGAAACAGTACAGGACGTCATGCTGGGAGCGGTGGAACGCCGCTTCGGCAACGATCTTCCGTCGTCTCCAGTGGAGTGGCTGACGGATAATGGTTCATGCTACCGGGCTAATGAAACACGCCAGTTCGCCCGGATGTTGGGACTTGAACCGAAGAACACGGCGGTGCGGAGTCCGGAGAGTAACGGAATAGCAGAGAGCTTCGTGAAAACGATAAAGCGTGACTACATCAGTATCATGCCCAAACCAGACGGGTTAACGGCAGCAAAGAACCTTGCAGAGGCGTTCGAGCATTATAACGAATGGCATCCGCATAGTGCGCTGGGTTATCGCTCGCCACGGGAATATCTGCGGCAGCGGGCTTGTAATGGGTTAAGTGATAACAGATGTCTGGAAATATAGGGGCAAATCCAGCAATCATCAAACTGTCTTGGATAGAAGCCGCAGTGGATGCGCACAAAACGTTAAATTTCGAACCCAGTGGAAGAAAGCGTATTGGCTTTGACGTGGCTGACAGTGGTACAGATAAGTGCGCTAACGTTTACCGTCACGGATCCGTTGTTTTCTGGGCCGACGAATGGAAGGCCAAAGAAGATGAATTACTGAAGAGCTGCCAGCGTACTTATCAGGCGGCGCTGGAGCGTGAAGCAGATATTGTTTACGACTCTATCGGTGTTGGTGCGTCTGCCGGTGCTAAATTCTCTGAAATTAACGCTGACCGGAAGAGCGAGAACGCATACGCGCGACGTGTGAATTACCAGAGGTTTAACGCCGGTGCTGGTGTGCATGAGCCAGATGACGAGTACAACGGCATCCCCAACAAAGACTTTTTCGCAAATCTTAAGGCTCAGGCATGGTGGCTGACCGTTTCAGAAATACGTTTAACGCCATTAACAACGGAGAACAGTATCCTGTGGATGAGCTGATCAGCATAGATTCTCGTTGTCCGTTGCTTGAAAAGCTGAAACTGGAACTGACAACACCTCATCGTGATTTCGACCGTAACGGACGTGTGATGGTCGAAAGTAAAAAAGACCTCGCAAAACGCGAGATACCGTCACCAAACGTTGCTGATGCATTCATTATGGCCTTCGCGCCAATCGATACATCGCTGGATATCTGGGAACAGCTGGGGAGACAGGCCTGATGGCACGAAACAAACAAGCCCTGCGGCGAACTGTGCAGGCCACAGCTGATGGTTATGAGAATTTTATTGCCCGAGTAGGGATGCAGACACCTAACCAGCACTCAGCATCCACCTACCGGGCTAATTTCACCAGTCGTAACCGCATGCTGGTGGAATGGTCCTATCGTTCATCCTGGATCATCGGCGAAGCAGTCGATGCTATCCCGGATGATATGACCCGCAAAGGCATTCGCATCACTTCGGAAATTGATGCAAAAGATCGTGGCATTCTCGAATCACAACTGGATGAGTTGCAAATCTGGGATGCGCTGAATGACGTGCTGAAATGGTCGCGCCTCTACGGCGGCGCGGTGGGTTTCATCATGATTGAGGGGCAGGCACCAATGACCCCGCTGCGACCCGAAACCATCGGTAAGGGCAAGTTTAAGGGGATTCTCCCGCTCGACCGCTGGATGGTCGACCCGGCACTGACCCGCCGCATTAAAGATATGGGGCCGGACCTGGGTAAACCTGAGTTTTACGATGTGGTGACCACAGCAACGGGAATTCCTGCCTGGCGCATTCATCACAGTCGCCTGATTCGCTTTGATGGCGTCACGTTGCCATTTCAGCAGAAGATGACCGAGAACGAATGGGGAATGTCGGTTGTAGAGCGTATCTGGGATCGTCTTACCGCGTTCGACAGCGCTACTGTCGGCGCGGCGCAGCTGGTCTACAAGGCGCATTTGCGTACCTACAGCGTGGAGAAGCTACGCGAGCTTATCGCACTTGGTGGTCCTGCGTATGAAGCGTTGCTGAAGAATATCGACCTGATTCGACAGTTCCAGAGTAATGAAGGCATGACGCTCATGGACTCGCGGGATAAGTTTGAAACCCATCAGTACAGCTTCAGTGGTCTGGATGACATCCTTTCGCAGTTTGCAGAACAGATTAGTGGCGCTGTTGGTATCCCACTGGTGCGGTTGTTCGGACAGTCCCCGAAAGGATTTTCTACCGGTGATGCAGACCTTGCCAACTATTACGATCGCATCAGTTCGTTGCAGGAGAGGCGTTTACGTCTTCCGGTGCGGCGGATACTGGACATCATGCATCGTTCGGAACTTGGCAAGCCGCTGCCGGACGATTTCACGTTTGAGTTTAACCCGCTCTGGCAAATGTCTGATGTCGATCGCTCAACGGTGGCGTTAAACACCACCAACGCAATCAGTACGGCGCTGGGTGATGGTCTGATGACACTGAAAGCCGCTATGACTGATTTGCGAGAAAATTCTGACGTAACCGGCATAGGGGCATCCATTACCAACGAGGACATCGAGAATGCCGAAGATGAAGCGCCGCCCGGCATCGGCGAACCTGATGACGAACCGCAGGAGCCGTCAGGCGGAAATCCGGTATCGAACCAGCCTACGCAGGATAGCGAGGGCGGTCGGAGACATCGTAAATGGTCGCTACGATGGTTCAAATGACAGTATCACGGAAATTATTGCGGCGCTGGAGCGTTACAGTGAAATCATCACCCCCTGGGCGACAAAGGTCGCGGAAAACTTTACTGCGGACCTAACCCGGCAGAACGAGAAAGTTTGGCGGCAACACAGCAAGAACATCAGTCGCGAGCTCCGCAATCTTGTGGAAAGCGCTCCTGTGGGCCAGGTGATGCAATCCATCATCGCCGAACAGGTCAAGTACATCAAATCTCTGCCTCTCGAGGCCGCAGACAGGGTGTACGACATCCAGAACAAAGCGATAGAGGCTGTTGTCACCGGTGGTCGGGCGGAGCAGTTTGCTAAAGAGATTGCATCTACCGGCGATGTTGCTAAGTCTAGGGCCGATCTGATTGCCCGAACGGAACTGGGAAGAGCAACGGGCGCGCTGGATATGGCCCGAGCGATAGCTATTGGCTCGGATGGTTATATTTGGCGTACAGCCGATGATGGCGATGTCCGAGATTCCCACGATCACATGAAAGGTAAATTCGTCCGCTGGGATTCACCTCCAACTTTGGACGGCATGACCGGCCACGCGGGCGAGCTGCCAAACTGCCGCTGCTATAAAGAGATCGTGTTTGTTCGCGTTCCATTCGCAATGAAAAGGGCAGCATAACCCATGAAATACTTTTTTGAGACCAGGCTCGGGGAAACCCGATACCGCCTGGCTGACGGCTCGTTGCTGTGCAAAGACGTGCCGATAGGACGAACAGGTAAGCAGCTCTATGGTGCTGATGACCTGCCAAAACTGAAACCCGATAAGTTCGTTGAAATAGTCGTCACGCGTTCTCCTGAGCAGGTATTCCATCCGGCCACGCTTGCCTCATTCGAAGGGATGAGCATCACGATCCTGCATCCTGAAGATGAAAACGGGAATGTGCGGCTGGTAAATCCCGAGAACTGGAAAGTGCTTGCTGTCGGGCACCTCCAGAATGTCCGGCGCGGGACGGGTGAGCAGTCTGATTTGATGCTGGCTGACCTTATCGTCAAAGACGAAAGCGCCATTCAGCTTATCGAAGATGGCCTGCGCGAAGTGTCGTGCGGCTATGACGCGGAGTACGAGCAGACCGAGCCATGTAAAGCCGAGCAGGTCGATATTACCGGAAACCATGTGGCTCTTGTCCCTAAAGGCAGAGCCGGAAATCGTTGTGCAATTGGAGACAGAGACACAATGGCAAATCAAAAGAAAAACTGGTGGAACCGCATGCGTGCGGCCATCAAGACAGGAGATGCCGACACCATGAACGAACTGGTGGAGTCGGCTCCCGCATCGGTTACAGGAGATGAGGGGGATTTGCCGCAGGGCGTTAATCTCAACATCAACCTGTCCCCGCAGCAACCACTACCGGACAAAGCACCAGAGATGGGCGGAGATCCAACCGGCGACAGTGATGATGACCTCAAAACATTACTGAAAGCCCTGCTGGCTAAGCTGGAAAGAAATGCCACGGGCGATAACGATAATAAGCCTGACGATAATCCGACCGGTGACGGCGAGGACGATGAAGAGGAAACCACGATTACTGGTGACTCAGCCTGGCGTGCCGAAGTTATCGTTCCGGGTATCGATCTGAGCCGTAAGATGAAACCGACCGCGTTCAAACGCGAGGTTCTGGCTTCTGCTGACAAAACGCTGGTTCGCCAGATAGTCGGTGATGCGGATATCCGCAAATTACCGAAACAATCGGTCGACATGGCGTTTAATGCCGTGTCTGAGGTTGCCAAAGGGCGAAACACCCGCGCCACCACCGGCGATGCACAGCGCCTAAACATGGGCATGACCAGTATCGCTTCCCTGAACAAACAAAACGCTGAATTCTGGGCAAACCGTAAAGGGTAAAAAATGAATAATGTATTTCTGTACCGGATGCCTGTTGGCATTGCCGGGGCTGTCTCTCGCCCGCAGGACTTAACCGTCGAACCGGTGGTCCTTAAATCCGATAACGCCTTCGCTGCCTATGGCCTGGCTGGTAAATACGATGATGACGGTTTTTTCGTGCCGCTGGCAGATGGTGATACCGCAGACAAGGTGAAGGGGATCTACGTGCGCCCTTATCCGACCACGTCGCAGCCGGACATGGTTCGCCAGGTGGGAACAGGCAAGAACTTCCCGGGCGACGCCATGAAGCGTGGCTACGTGACCGTTAATCTCGGTTCTGATTTTGATGCCAGCACTATCAAAAAAGGCGATCTCCACTGATGAATCCATCAAAGTGCCTCTGGGTGGATTCATGTCCACGTCAGTCAGTGGCAAAAACGTGGTGCTGACCAACGCTGAATTCACAGGTGCCGGTGATGCTGACGGCAATGCAGAAATTTCCTGGAAGATTTAAGGAACAGACGAATGATTACTTTTGATCAGGCAACCGTTGACAGCTCTGGTGCCTTTCTCATCGGGGAGCTGGAGAGACTCGACCAGACGCTGAACCTGCCACTGGTGGGGTACACCTGGAGCCGCGATATTCAACTGCGTGAAGACGCCTCCATCGCAGATGACATTTCCAGCTGGACGAATACCAGCTTCGCCGCTGCGGGTACTGGCGCAAATCCGAATGGAAAAAACTGGGTAGGCAAAGACTCAACCGCTATTGCTGGCGTGAACGTGGATATCGGCAAATCCGGTAACCCGCTGAACCTGTGGGGGATGGAACTTGGCTGGACGGTCATAGAATTGCAGGCTGCTCAGCAGGTCGGCCGCCCGATTGATACGCAGAAGTATGACGGTATGCAACTGAAATGGCAGATGGATAACGATGAACAGGTATATGTTGGCGATTCCGCATTAAACCTGAAAGGCCTTGTTACCCTGGACGGCGTGCCTGTCAACAACGCTGCCAAAACGTGGGCAACCTCAACACCGGACGAAATCCGCGCAAGCATTAACCAGGTGCTGTCTGATGCGTGGGCCGCTTCTGGTTACTCTGTGGTTCCGCGTGATTTGCTGATCCCGCCTGAGCAGTTTGCTCTGTTGTCCAGCATCATCGTTTCATCTGCAGGTAACCAGTCCCTGTTGACGAACCTTCAGACCAACACCATCAGCTATCACCAGAACGGTGTTCCGCTGAATATCCGCGCGGTTAAATGGCTGAAAGGCCGTGGTGTGGGGAATAAGGATCGCATGGTTGCGTACACCAACGATAAAAAATACGTCCGCTACCCGCTGGTTCCGCTTCAGAGCGTGCCGGTGCAGTATCGCGGTCTGTATCAGATCGTCACTTACTACGGCAAGCTGGGTGCAGTCGAGCCAGTGTACAAAGAAACCATTTCGTACGTTGATGGCATTTAACAGCCACATGGCCCCCTGGCGGGGCCATTAAGGATGACCCGATGGCAAAAAATGATGCAGTAATACACGTACATACCCCGTTTGTGCTCACGCTTCCCGACGGTTCTCGGCGCGAGTTTGTTAAAGGCCGTCATGTTGTGGAGGAAGACGTTGCCACGCACTGGTTCACTCGTGCGCACGCGGAAGTATCCGTTGGCAAAGCCACAGACGCGCGTAACGAGGTAAAAAATGCCAAAGAATTGAGGTGTACTGGCAATAGCGGACACTACCATTTGTTCTTTTTTTAAGCAGCCATCTGATGATATTTTTCCCTGAAGGCTGCCGGGGAGATATTCCCCAGACGAGAGTGACGACGCTGACGATTGTAGAAAATCTCAATGTATTCCCGTATTACTGAGATGGCTTCATCCCGGTTATTAAAACGATAGTGGCTCAGGCTCTCATTTTTCAGCGTTCCCCAGAAGCTTTCCATCGGAGCGTTGTCGTAACAGTTACCTTTACGCGACATTGATGTTTTCAGACCAGACTGCTCCTGTATGACCCGGTAATCGTATGCGCAGTACTGTGAACCTCGATCAGAGTGGTGGATTAGCCCGGCAGGTGGGCGCTGGCTCCTGAGCGCCATAAACAGGGCTTTACCTGTCAGCTCTTTTGTCATGCGCTCTCCCATGGCGTAGCCGACAATTTCGCACGTATAAACATCTTTGATGCCAGCGAGGTACAACCATCCCTCCTGTGTGGCAACATACGTCAGGTCCGCCACCCAGACCTGATTTGGTGCTGTAGGAGCGAACGTCTGGTTCAGCAGATTTGGCGCAACTGGCAGATTGTGGTTCGGGTTCGTAGTCGCTCTGAACTTGCGTTTCTGCTTACAGCGTAGCCTCAGCTCCTTACGAAGACATGCCAGTCGGTCACGACCAACGATGATGCCATTCTCTGCCAGCTCCGTCTGGAGCCGCCGGGTTCCATATGTTTCGCGAGTGCGGATATGTGCCACCTTAATCTCCAGTTTTAGCCGCTCATCACTTTGTTTTCTGTCTGAGGGTTCATGCTGTACCCAGTTGTAATAACCGCTCCTGGATACACCAAATACCTGACACATCGCTTCAATGGGAAATTGTTGTCGCCATTGTTCGATTAACGCGTATTTTTCAGCGACTCCTGTGCAAAATACGCTGTTGCTTTTTTTAATATATCGCGCTCAAGGCGAGCTTCATTTAACGCCTTACGCAGTTGCAGAATTTCAGATTCCAGTTCAGCCACCGTGCGGGAACCAGGAGTACCGAGCCCTTTTCTGGCGGCGGTAACCCATTGTCCTAAAGTGCCTTCAGGAAGGGATAATCGGGAAGCGCCTTCACTGATCGAAAGTTGATTTTCAAGAACCGTTCTGACAGCTTCGGCTTTGAACTCTTTAGAGTAACGTTGGGTTTTTCTGCTCATTATTAGCTCCTTCTGATGCCATTCTATTTCAGGAAGGAGTGTCCGTTAAACTCAGGCTATCTCAATAAACCGTGCTGTGTAACTGCTGTGGATCAAATCTGACCACAACTTTTTTCACTCCGGCATTCATTAATGCCATGTTGTAATAAACGTTTTTCGCGCCTTTAAGGGAGCCGCCAACTTTAAGCGTAAACTCGCCTTTGCGTGAAACGTTCACCGCCTCGGCAGGCAGTAACAGCATCCGTTTTTGTTCTTCGGTTGGCTTACGCACAATCGTTCTGGCGTATTCACGCTCGAAAACATCATCAAACGAGAGTTTGCCCCCGCACATTTCTGTTTCACGGCCTGTTCTGGCATTGAACATCGCCACACCTTCGGCAAAGGTTTTCAGAAACAGCTCTGCATCAACAGCGTGGTCGCCATAGTTATCAGGTTTTGCCTGCGGATTTGGCCCCGTATATGCGCCAGCCAGTGCCGGATGCTTATCAACGTATTCCTCAAGCCCACCAACACCGAAAGCACGTTCAACAGGTTTTGCCTGGCCCCAGCCTTTACCGGCAACAACGCTTGTCCAGTGCATTTTCGCACCCATCAGTAAAAACAGTCCTTTTGGATCGTCCTCTTTTACCTTAAAGCGGTAGCGATTGGGCGCGCCTCCCGTCAGCCATTTATTCGCAGCACCACGGGTGTTATCAATGGTGATGTGAAAATCCTCCGGGATACTGTAGCGAGTCACAACATCCATGAACGAGAGGCGAATTGAATCAATGTTCTCGCTCACATCGCAGCGCCAGCCCAGAATTTTTCGGGTTTTCACATCCTGCCAGAACCATGTTTTCGGACGGATCACATCACCGTTAAACCAGCGTACAAAGACGTTATGCAGATAACCGTCGCCGTTGATCCACTGCATGGCGTCCAGGTGTTCCACAGTTCGCTGCTGTGCCGGTATCAGATGCATCAGTGCATGTTCACCTTCACGACAGGCAACAACCATTGCCTCGTCCAGTTGCTGAATCCGGCGAAAGGCCGTGGCACGGGAGGGAATACTCCAGCCATGCTCGCGGGCTGCCAGTTCCAGACGCTCATAACATTTGCGGAAGGCGGGTTTTTCCGGTCGCAGATAATCTGCAATCAGAAACTGCCAGGCATCCTCGTCAAATTCACTTTTGTGAACATTGCTACGGGATGCTCCACGTCCATCAACAAGTGCAGCCGCCCAGTCAGGCTTCGCAAACTTCTGTACCTGGTAATACTTGTCCCGCAAAGTGGATGCGCTGACCTGGTAATGCCCTGCAACGGTCGCAAAAGCCGTTTTCGTTGAAATCCCCTGGTTCAGCATTTCGTCTGTGGCCTGAATTGAGGGCAACCATTTTTCAGCCAGGCTGCGCTGGGAATCGCTGGCTTTATCCCATTTGCTCCATAGTGCCTCACGATCATAATCATGAGCTTCCAGCGTGGGGCGGGCGATTTCAAAACATCCCTGACTGGTTTTAAATTTTCCTTGTTGGAGCAAAACTTCAGCTCGAGCAATGTTAGGAAGAGAAGATATATGGTATTCGTAAGCAACCCCTCTAATTCCTTCTCTTCTTCTCTTGAGCCATCCTTCTCTCTGAGCTCTTTTGTGAACCCCCATTAATGAACCAGGTAAACCAGATAAACCCATGCATTCAATTGCTGATATCCACTCTCTCATTGTGATCCCTTAGATATCTACTAGGCCAAATTTCCTCAGGTTTCATGTTTAAGGCGTCAGCAATAATGCGTTCACCTTTAGGCCATGGCCTGACTAATGCATTTGCAAGCGTCCCGGTTGAATAACCTGAACGTCTGGACAATTTTGCCAGAGGGGTTCCTGTTTTTTTGAGGGCCGCAATCACGTCGGCCCGATGCCAATCGTTACTCATCTTTCGCACACCAACCATATTGCGTATGATAAAGGGTTACCAAAACAAATAATTCGTCTTGATTATCTGTTTTATACATTACCAAATAAACAAAACCGGTTTATATCAGTTAATGTGGTTTATTTTGTAATCCATTGATTTTTATATAGATAAATCTGGTAAACTTAGTTTATGAAAAGCGCAAATGAGATAAACCAGTGGATGACACCCAAACAAATTACTGAACTGGATGGAATGCCTGGGACAATACAGGGGGTGCATAAACGAGCAAAGAAAGAAGGATGGCCGAAGCGTTCACAAGAAGGGCGTCGCGGGCCTGGGGTTGAATATATCCCGGCAATACCGGCTATGCAAAAAATTGCTATCGAAGAAATGAATGCTGATACATTGAAAATGTTCTCCCTGTTAATCAATAAACTAGGAGAAAATGAAGTCCGAGAGATAGAGCTAAACATGGCTAAATATGGGCTTTCCGGATTAATGCAAGAACGCCCCTCCATCTCCGTTGACACCCTATTGGCAACGCTGGGTATTGATCGCCAAACACTACAAACAGCTTTGGCGCTGCATAAATTACCTCCAGAAACTCGCCAAGAGATTTTGTCAATGTATGGTGTTCATAAACAGGAAGAGCCTGTAGCTCCTTTGTTGGAACCACAAGATGCGAAAAAAGCCGTATAACAACCATGAGCCAGCTAAAACATACTTCACCTCACATAATCACACATGTAACATACCTAAACGGCATGAGCTGATTTGTGATATGAGTCATTTGGTGACAGCCTGGTTGTTATCGGTTTTGAACGTTTTTTGAAGCTATGATTGAAATGATTTATAGTGTTTTTGTTTTTCGTTTTTTCAATGAAACAAAAGCAATTTTTTACTATCTTTCGCGTTTCATTGGTTAACGCCTAAAATTTGTACTACAGGCTTGCAAGCCCCACCAAATCTAATCCCATCAGATCCCGAATAATCCAATGTTCTCCCGGTTTTTTCGTACTTCAAGTGAATCAATACACTGGGGCAAACGCTAACCCGTTTCCGCCAGCGTAAACATATGCTGGAAAGTATTGATAGCGCCAGCCAGAAGCAAATTGATGAGATGTTTAATGCCTATGCTCGCGGTGAACCCAAAGACGAACTGCCGACCGGCATTGACCCCTTGACGCTAAACGCGGTGCGAAAACTGTTTAAAGAGCCTGGTGTGCAACATACGGCAGAAACGGTGGCGCAGGCACTGACCATCAGCCGCACCACTGCCAGGCGTTATCTTGAATATTGCGCCAGCCGCCATCTGATTATTGCTGAAATTGTTCACGGCAAAGTTGGCAGACCACAACGCATATACCACAGTGGGTGACATGATAAAGCCGGAGGAAACTTGCCTCCGGCATTACTATTTACTTGTCTGTGACCGCTGCTGCCGTTCCTGGCACCATCAGCTCTGTAGCAACGATAACAATCACTAGCCCAACAAGCACCGGCACCGAGGTGCGTTTTACGACTTCAAATGGTGAGATTTTCGCCATCCCGGCAACCGCAACGACTACGCCAGAAACGGGTGATAGGGTACGACCCAGGTTTGACGCCTGCAGCATCGGGATAGTCAAATACGCCGGGTTAATGCCGGAAGAGTGCGCCAGTTTCGGGATCATCTCAACAAACGCATAAAACGGCGCATTGCCTGAACCGGTCGTGACTGCCGCCAGCATGGTCAGAATCACCAATACCAGCATCAGGATGATACTCGCCGAACCAAACGAGGTAGCGATAGAAATCAGACTTTGAATAAAGCCGATGGTGCTAAGCCCCTGAGCGAATACCCCAGCGGCAACCAGCAGCATCACCACGTTAGCAAACGCATCTGCCATCCCGCGATAAGCCACTTCCAGACCAGAGAAAACTTTCTGGGTATTAAAGCTGCGGAGGAACTCCAGAATGGAGGCAATCAGCATACAAATCACCAGAATAGTGATGATGTGTAATTGCGGACCCCATTTACCGTCAAAAATCAGTACACCGATGATCGGCGTGAACGGCAAAATGGCATAAAACGCGGGGGCAGTGGTGGTGATTTCACTGACATCTAACATTTCATGAGAGATGTGCTCTTTTTTATCCAGATAACGTTGCCAGAAGAAGTGGGCGATCGCCATGCCGATAATTGCAGCAATTGAGATAGGCAGCGTCGTTTTGAAGGCGAAGTCAATCAGCGACATTTCGGAAGCCTGCGCCGCCAGCACCACATCCCCTGAAGTCGGTGCGAGAATAATCGCCGCCGGGGAGGCACAAATGGCAGCTGCTGCGCCACGACTGATACCAACGTTTACCATCACCGGAAACAGGGTTGCCATCAGCAAAACACCCAGACCGGTTGCGGAAGAGACGGCCAGTGACATCAGACAAGCAACAAAATAGGCGGCAATCATCAGCAGGTAAGGGGAGTTAATATACTGCAATGGTTTTGACGCCAGCTTGACCACCATATCATTCGCGCCGATATGGGTCATGTAAGCGGCAAAGCCACACAGCATCATAATCATCATGCCGAGGTCGCCGCCGCGGCTCATTAGTAATATTTTAACGTATTCAACGATATCCGTGGCGCTGTAGCCTGTTGAAGCCTGGCTGGACGGTAACACTTTGTGCCCCATAATGGCACTGATAATCAGCAATAACAGGCCACCGACAAATAACACACCAGTGGCGGAATACCCTTTAATGATGTAGCGAGCCACACCCACAATAACCACAACCCCAATAAGGAGTTCAATGAATGTCAGCATAATTTTTCCTGTCTCCAGGCCCAAAGTAAATAATAAAAACTTCCTAAAGCTTAAGGAAAAAATATGCCCAATAAATTGGCGATGAATGCTGATTAAAATCAAGAAAAACTGCCATTAAGACATTGAAGTTGCTGTTTTTATACATAGATAACAAAACGCATATTTAGCGGTTGGCAATTATCACATAATAATGTGTGTAAATTGATGGTGGATTGATGCAAATTTGTTAATTGCAATGGTGTTAGCTGCGGCTGTGCGCTCAAAAAATAATCTAATATGAGCATGGTTGACGATATATATTATATACTTCGTTAAGATGATTGTTGTATCTCGTTAAAAAAATAAAATAATTTTTCCTTGATTGCATTTTGTCATCAAAAAAGACTTGGTTTTTCTTTTTTGACTATTCCCATCGCAGAAAACGACGCATCATCTTTAATCGATGCGCGGAAATATTTAACTTGAACAAGCGGAAATAAATAGAGCAGCTATTCAGATTATTCTTTATGTTGGGTCTATTAAGGTTATGTTAATTGTAGCTTTGCTATGCTAGTAGTAGATTTTTGATAAATGTTTTATGGTCACAAATGAACGTGAGTAAATATGTCGCTATCTTTTCCTTTGTTTTTATTCAGTTAATCAGCGTTGGTAAAGTTTTTGCTAACGCAGATGAGAGGATGACAACGTTTAGAGAAAATATTGCACAAACCTGGCAACAGCCTGAACATTATGATTTATATATTCCTGCCATCACCTGGCATGCACGTTTCGCTTACGACAAAGAAAAAACCGATCGCTATAACGAGCGACCGTGGGGTGGCGGTTTTGGCCTGTCGCGTTGGGATGAAAAAGGAAACTGGCATGGCCTGTATGCCATGGCATTTAAGGACTCGTGGAACAAATGGGAACCGATTGCCGGATACGGATGGGAAAGTACCTGGCGACCGCTGGCGGATGAAAATTTTCATTTAGGTCTGGGATTCACCGCTGGCGTAACGGCACGCGATAACTGGAATTACATCCCTCTCCCGGTTCTACTGCCATTGGCCTCCGTGGGTTATGGCCCAGTGACTTTTCAGATGACCTACATTCCGGGTACCTACAACAATGGCAATGTGTACTTTGCCTGGATGCGCTTTCAGTTTTGA